TGCAGTCTCGATTACACGAATTTCGCTCATTCATACCTCTAAAATCCGACCGGGGCAACGCCTGCCTTTTGTGCAAACGTAGCAGCGTGCTGGATAAGATGGATTATCGCCGCGAATAGCGCCGCCATCACGGTCAGGGTAGGGATGGCCGCAAAAATCGCAGACGTAACGGCGCGTTTCGTTGACCTTCCATTGGTGCTCAACGTCCGCAATGTCCTGTAAGATTGGCTGCGCTATGTGCTCATTCGTGTTCTTCAAATAATGACTTTGCCCGCGCCGCCGACACCACCACGCGCTTCTTACCGATGAATGCTTCACCGGGCTGCTTCATGCCAGCGACAAGGGCTTTGGCATCTTCCTGATCGCCCTCACTCACACGCGCGCGCGCCACACGCTGTGCATGTGACTCTTCATCCAAACGATCCTGGAAGCGGGGTTTTTTCACTGTCCTTTTTTCACTGTCCTTGCGGCGGCTCTGTTTTTGTTGGGGGAGTGAAACCGTCGCCATTGCGCTCTCGAGAGAGAGCGTTGATTTCCTCTTCGCTCAAGTCCCAGGCACGACGCTGGATTTCCTGTACGCTGAAGTCAGCGGCTTGCATGGCTTCGATTTCTTGCAAGCGCGCGGCGGCGGCGCGGGCACGCTGCAAGCGTTGCAACTCATCCGGCACATCGGTCACGCGCAAACGAGACAGCATCGTCTCAGTCGAGATGGCGCCCTTTTCCCACTCCGCAATAATAGCCGTGCGCTCTTCGGACGAGAGCGGCCCGGACTCCACCAGGCACTCACCCTGGGCCTGGCACTCCTCGAAATAACCCGCTTGACCGGCAAAGTAGGAAGCCAGGGCGAGAGGTGTTTCAAGTAGCCAGACGACAAGCGGATCCAATTCCCCCTTATCGTCCTGCAACGCACCCTCGAAAATTTCGCGCGCTTGCTCGCGGCTGCGGCCCGAGGCAGTTGCATCGCCACTGATTAAAACGTGAGGCTGCCCGACCTCTTCTAAAATATCCTGGTAGCAGTCACGTTTAGCTTCGATGAAGGTCGCGTTGGAGACGGGATCGCGAAAGTGGACACTGGGGCTGCCATGTCCGGTGACGTTTCCCTGCTCGTCGCGGTATTCGGCTCCGACATAGAAGTTCGTGGTGCCACCGCCGACTTTGAAGGGCCCGACCTCATAAATTTGTTTGCCCGGATTGGCCGGATCATCGATCCAGCGGCCCGGTGGCATCGCGTCCAAAATCACGCGCTCTAAAAAGCCGCCGGTCACGACGTTGCGGCTTTGCATCGTCTTGGCGAGATTGATGGCGAATTGATTCTGCCGTATCTGCTCGGAGATGATAGAGCGAACGCCAGGCTCATAGATCGTTAGTCGCCCGCCGATTTGCAGTTCAAAGGTCTGGCCGTCGCTGTTCCCTTGGTCGCTCTTGCCTTCTCCCTCCTGCTCTTCTCTCTCATCCCACACGCGCAGAATAGTTTTATCCCCGTCGGTATAGACAAGCTCTACGTACTCACTCTGCCCACTGAGGGCGTTGCCCTGTTTTTCAGAGTACAGCGCGTAACGGCGCTGAGTATTAGCATCGGTCACAACGGCTGCCTGGCCGGGGTGGGTGACGTGCACGAAAATCTTATCCAGACAATCGGCAATGGTGCCTTTGGGAAAGCCCACCGCACCGTTCGGGGCGACGACCAAGAGACCGCGCGGCACGTAATGGCGCACACACACGCTCTCCCCTAACTTGCGCCGCCCCGTCACCTCTTTGAGGATTTTGAGATTATCGCGCTTTTGCCAGAAGTCCAGGGCCAGTTCGTGCGCTTCGCTGAGGCGCTGCTCCTGCTCGGTTGTCAGTGGGTTTTGCTCGGTGACTTCTGCGCGGCGTGTGTGGGAGCGACGCGGCTCGCGCTTCAACAAGGCGTCCACGATGCGATCAACGACTTCCTTGACCACGTTGCGCGAACAGAAAATACGCGCGATCTCGGCTTTGATGTCGTTATACGTCGCGTCTGAGGTAGCCGGGATCGGCCCGATCCAGCCGGCGCTATCTAACCAGTGCTGCCCGTCATAAAGCTGTCGGTTGACCTGGGCCGCATCGAAGAGAGCAAATGGGGCGCTACTATCCAAACCAATGGCCGGCGCGGTCTGGCCGCGCAAGCGGGCCAGGGCTTCTTGTTTGGTCAGGGTGTCGAAGATAACCGGCATAATGCTCTCCTGCGATGAGTTCCTTAACTTGTGCCGAAACTAAATGATTGCGTGCGGCGATTGGTGCCAATGTTTTCGACGAGCAGGTCCCAGAGCGCCCACACTTTAGCGTCCATCGGGTCCGGGCTTTCCTCGCCTTCAACCCAGCGGCACATATAGCCTTCGAGCGTCGGCAAGTATCCAACGTGATGCTCACGCCCCTCGGCCATCGCGGTTTTGATCGGCTCGGCGCGGGTGCGCTTATCGCGTGTCGCGCGCACCTCGACGACCGGGATGCCCTCGCCACCCCGCACTTGCCGGATGGTGTGCTTAACCATGGCCCCGCCCTGATTGATCTCCACCACCACCGCATCGGCTTTCAGCAAGTTATAAGCTTTGACGACCTCTCCCGCCCAGACATCCGGCGCGGCGCCGTGCGGAGTGCTCCAGTCGCCCAGCGTGTAGCCATGCCGCTTGCCGCCCAGCGTCGCGCGCCCGGCCCCCACAATGCCACAACGCCCTGTCGTGCCGGGTGGGTCAACGCCGACGACGACCCGTTCCAGCGTGGGAGTGACCGCAACGCGGGTCGCTTCGATCAGCTCCCGGCTCCACAGTGCATTCGGATTATCGCCGACGTTATGCTGCGCTTCCTTATCCCAGGCGGCCCAGCCCCAGGAATCAATGTCGCTCTGGCAAACCGCCAGGTTCTGCCCGGTCCAGCTCGGCTCGCCGCCCGTGATGACCACGCGCACTGCACCGTGTTCGTCCTGCTCGCTACGGGTTTGCAAGTTCCGCACGGCAGGAATCGGCCCGCTCACGATGCGGTCGCTCAAAAAGTCCGCCTTCTCTTCGGCAACGTTGGCGAGTCGCGCCATGATGCCGTGCGGGATAATGATATTCTGCACCACCAAAAGCGCGCAGTAGGCTGTCCCCGCCGGCAAGATGCGCGTGGTGAGCGTCTTCTTCTTTTTCTCGGTGATTTTCATTGTGTCGTGTTCGGCGTCAATGTCATCGAAGGTAATCAGGTCAGGGCGGTCTTCGTCAATCTTGACGCCGCGCGCCGCGGTGTCCATGCCCAGCGCATCGACAATAAAGCCCAGTGAGAACGAGCCGTCCGGCTGCTTGATCGGCGCCGTAACGACGCGGTTGCGCCGCCAGCCTTTCGAGCTGCCGTATTTGTTGACCGCACGCTCGACATCCAATCTCTCCAGCGATGTGGCAATCGTCGCGATGTGGTCATCGGCCTGATCCTGGGTCTCGCAGACATAGAGCGCATAGCGCCGTTTACCGCGCGCTCCCAGTGCGACATTGGCCAGCTCCGCCGAGGCGCTCTTGGCGCCGCCACGCGGCCAGGCCGCCACGAACGGGCGCGGGCGGCGCTTCGCTTCGATTTCCCAGGCCCATTGCCAAAATTGCTCATGATGCGGTGCAAAGGCAGCGCGCACGTAAGACGGAAAGAGCAGAGTCAGCCAAGAGTGCCACTCATTGGGCGCTTCCTCCAGTTTCACCTTGGGGCGGTTCGACGCGGAAGCCAAGCGACTCAAGAGCAGCAATTGCCGCAGTGATAGCTGTTGCCTCGTCAAGTTCATCGACTTCCAGTTTTACCCGCTGCGTTTCCAGGCCGCAGGCCAAGCGCGCCATGTCGTCTTTGGTCTTCATCATCCGCACCAGCGTATCGAAGCTCCACCCCGCTGGCTTGACAATCGTCGTCTTGCCGTCGGCCGAGCTTGTCACGCGCTGCAACGGGAATTTCACCATCAGGCGCGCTTTGTCGCGCAGCGCAACATAATCGGCCCAGGTCTCCTCCTGCACTTCCTTTTGACGCTCGGCCCAGCGCCGTTCGTATTCCTCTTGCGTTTTCTGACGCTGCTCGGCATCCCACGCCGCCGCCCGCTCACGCCACCGCCACTTTTCACATGCATCATGCCAAGCCTTTGAGACAGAGATCGCCGGCGTAACGACTTGTTGCGACTTTTCGGCACTTTTGGCGCGAAAAGCATTGTATGCGCCCAGCAAAGAGCGTCCCGGCCCCAACATCAAAAACGCATGGAACCACTCGAAATGCTTGAGCGGTTCCTCACTCTGACGCCCCCAAACAGAAATGCTCGGCTCGTGCTGCTCATCGCTCGCTTCCATAACTCACTAAATTTATTTGCTTATTCTGTTTTGTCGGCGTTCGGCCCATTCGTCCGGCATCAGGTTTTGCTTGCTCTGATTGCAGGAACGACAGGAAATGACGATGTTTTCGGCATTATTGCTGCCGCCTTTTGCCAGAGGAATAAAATGTTCAATGTGATAATTTTCGCTTACATCACAACCACAATAGTAACAGCAATCGTTTTGAGCGGTGCGCTTCTCAGCAACGTCTTGGGCGGTGAAAGAACCCGATGCACCATAATGGCGGGCGTGCTTCGTTGCCTCTCTTACCCTCACTGCCGCCATGTTGCGACTCCGATATTCGCGTGCTCTCTGACTCATTAATTCGGGATTGACAGCACGCCACGCACGCGCTCTTTGAATCCTTGACTCTCGGTTCTTCTGATAAGTTGCTTTGCAGCTTATTTTATTGAATTCAGGATTTTCGGCTCTGATGCGCCGCATTCTTTCACGCGCCCGAATTCTATTGGCCTCCTTTTGGGCCTCCGTCACAACATGAGTTTTGTTTTTGCATAACTTGCAGTAAGAATCCAACCCGTCTTTTTGCGCCCTGTTGCGATAAAATTCCGTAACAGGCTTC